AAAGAAGTGTGATACAATAGAGTTTTGAAACTATTGAAAGTTTGGTATGATTCTCGTTGACTTAAATCAGGTATTACTTGCCGGCCTTATGGCACAAATTGCCAACCAAAAGGGCAAGTTAGATGAACATTTAATCCGTCATATGGTATTAAATATCATCCGTAATCATGTTAAGAATTTTAAAGCCGAATACGGTGAAGTGGTATTATGTTGTGACAACCGTAAATACTGGCGTAAAGAATTCTTCCCGTTCTACAAAGCAGGTCGTAAAAAGAACCGTGACAAGTCCGATTTGGATTGGCACCTCATCTTTGATATGCTTGCCAAGTTTAAGCAAGAACTCAAGGATAATTTCCCATACAAAGTAATTGATGTTGAAGGTGCCGAAGCTGATGATATTATTGGCACATTAGTACCAAGATATGCACCACACCAAAAGATGTTGATTCTGTCCAGTGATGGTGACTTCCTGCAATTACAAAAATATGGTAGTAATGTCAAGCAGTATAACCCGTCACAAAAGAAGTATGTGAAGTCTGAGGATCCTGTCCTAGAACTCAAGGAGAAGATTATCCGTGGAGATAAAGGTGACGGCATACCAAATATGTTTTCGCCATCGGATTGCTTTGTCCGTGACTTACGGCAGAAACCTATCACAAAGAATGTGTTGGATAAGTACCTTGTAGAAGATACTAATAACTATACCGAAACAGATAAAGTTAATTTTTCTAGGAACCAGACACTTATTGACCTTTCTTATATTCCAAAAGAGATACAAGAGAAAATAATAAATACATATGATGAAACAAAACCTGCTAAAGGTAAATTGTTGAATTACTTTATTGAACACAAGCTGAAAAACTTAATGGAAGTGATTGAGGAATTTAATGCGTAATCTATATGAGATTTTTGATGAATTTGAACAAGCAGGTTCTAAAAAAGAAAGAATGAAGGTGATAGAGAAAAACCTATCACCCACATTGGTTAAAGTTTTTGAACTGGCTTTTCATCCACATTATCAATGGTTTGTTAGTGAGATGCCTGAAGAATATAAAATACCAGATACATTGCCTGGTATTTCTAGAGCTCAGTTATCCACAGAAATCCGTAAATTGTATTTGTTTAAAAAAGGAGATGGTACAGCCGAAAGGTTAACTCCACAGAAACGGAAAGAATTACTTTTACAATTACTAGAATCATTAGAACCTAGAGAAGCAGAGGTGGTTATGGGAATCTTTAATAAAGATTTAGGTGTAAGAGGTTTAGATTATAAGTTTGTAAAAGAGGCATTTCCTAATCTTTTACCCTAATGAATGATAGAGATAGAATAATAATAACCAGCGGAACATTTGACCCATTATCAATTGAAGAATTGAGATTTTTAAGAAGATGCAGAGCTAGAGGTGATTGGTTGATAGTGGGTATTCATTCTGACTGGTACATGGCATGGTCTCAAGGTGGATTCATGCAAAGCTACGAAACACGCCGAGAGATAATCAAATCTCTCAAATGCGTTGATGAGATATTTTCATTCAACGATTCTGATGGCACGGTCTGCCAACTACTCAAACTTGTAAAGATATGTTATCCTGCTTCCGACATTACTTATATTTCGGAAGAAGATATGCATAATATGCCTGAAACTAAAATAAAAGGCATAACATTTGAAACTATGAAATAGGAGAAATAAAGTGACCAAATTTGTGGGAAAGTTCCGCAAAGAAAAAGACTATAATGACGATTATGGTTTTGTTTTTAAAAAGAAGAACCGAGATGAACATTCGGAAGTAAAGAAATTAAAAAATCGGTATATTGACGAATATGTAAACGAATACGAAGAGCGAAGATTACCACACAAATCTAAGCGTTTTTGATTTTTTTATCATAAGTAGGTATGTCCGCCTTTCAAATAAGGTATTGTTGTTTCCATACAACAGTAGGGCTTGACATTCCACCTCAATTGTAATATAATGTAATCTTGTTCATCGGAGTTTACATTATGTTTATTCACGGATATATTCCAAAATCCAAAAAACGCAAAACCACGAAGGCACAGCAACAGCAGTATCAAGAGTGGTTATCTTCAATTGAGAAATTATCACAAAAACGGTATTCCCGAACTCCTATTGGTAAATCCAGTTTACCGCTAAAGTCGGCCACTCCTTATGTCCGTGAAACTCCAAAATACGAATCCTTGAACACTGGTTTTGTGCCTTGCACCAAATCGTTCCAAAAAGTCTATACAGGCGATAAGATGAAAGGTATTGGCACAATGCACAAGTCCAATGCTGTTCCCATCTTTTCAGACCAAGAAGCAAAAGACATTTCTAGTATGCGGAGATAATATGACACAAAAAGATGAAAAAATTATTCGTGAAGAACTTGAAAAAATGACTCTTGATGAGCTTTTGAAATTTATTCCTGTTGTTGAAGCGTTAGGAAAAGCAAAAAAGGCAGGAATGTTGTTTAATGTATCAGAAAATCTTCAATAAGGACAGAAAATGTTAGCACAACATGAAGAAACACAGATTTTAAGAGGAATTGACGAAGTAATGCTCAATTTGAAACACCTACCTATTGATGACGTAGCGTATTTTCTTGTAAAATTCAATCCGAAACTTGCGGATGAATTAGCAAACGCTATATCCTATCAATTTTTTGATAATACTGAAGGAAAAAAGCATGGATGAAGAAAATTTGAACTTTTGGATGAGCGCCAAAGCAGACGATGATGAAATTCCGGCGTGGAAAGCGCTTGATATCGTTTGTCGTAAGTGGGCAGTCTTGTCACAATTTGAAAAAGAGCAATCTGATTATCTAAAAATGAAAGAATTTTATGCCTAAAATGTTTACAAGTAGGCAACCAATCAAAAATTGCTTACTTTTAGAGTTCAAAACACAAAAAGAGCTCGCTTTGGCATTTTGTCGTGTTGAGGAATACTACGAAGGTCCTCAAAAATACAATAGAAAGTATCTTACTCTAGCGGAATTCATTGATGCCTACATGAATAATGATGGTGACTTGACATATTTCAGTTATTGGACAGGTTTCAACATTCCAGGAAATGTATTTAAAGAATGGTTTGATAAAAACGCCACGGATAAGACCAAATGGGAACTGGCATTAGTTACCGAAGTTGCCAAAAAATTAGATTTGACAAAACCATTTTATATCATCGGTGGTAAAAAAGGTGATGTGAATGTAATTGACCATGAAATCGCTCATGCTCTTTATTACATGAATGAATCATACAAAGCTGAGATGGATGAAATGAATTATGATTTCTACAAAAACCATCGTATGCAATATTCTAAGATGATTAAGGTTTTGAAAAAAATGGGTTATGGCGATAATGTGTTAAAAGATGAAGTTCAGGCCTATATGTCTACCAGTAAAAAGAAAGAATTGGTAGAAGTTTTTGGTCTGGATTATGCTTCCATTCTCCCCACAATCCGTAAATACCAGAAAGTGTTGCGCTTTTACAACACTAAGTGAGATAGCGCTTGACGGTAGACGATTTTTGTGAGATAATAACTGTATTAACTCGGAGAATCTATGCAACAACTAATCAACTCAAAATCATTACTTGCCAAATTGATGGCTACTGAAAATCTGGTAGTAGAGCAACGTAATGTCCGCACCGCTTCATTTGATGCTGCAAGCCGTGTGCTAACTGTTCCCGTTTTAGATGAAAATATTTCTGGCTATCTTTATGACCTTTTTATGGGTCATGAAGTTGGCCATGCACTTTACACTCCTGTTGATGGTTTGAAAAAGGCATGGGAATTAAAACTTCCACAAGGCATTACTAATGTGCTTGAAGATGTCCGTATTGAAAGAAAGATTAAGAACAAATATCCTGGTATTCGTTCTTCTTTTGTCCGTGGTTACAATGAATTAGTAGAAAAAGATTTCTTTGGCACCGCTGGCACAGACCTCAATGATTTGAACTTTATTGACCGTGTTAATCTATACACAAAAGGCGGTGCAGCTCAAGGCATCAAATTCAAAGACGGCATTGAAAAGATTCTATTGAAGAAAATTGAATCTACCGAATCTTATGATGATGTGATTACTCTTGCACAAGAAGTTATGTCTTATCTCAAGGAAGAGGAAGAAGAGCGTAAGGCGAATCGTCCACAATTTGATGAAGATGAAGAAGATAACGAATATGATGATTTTGATTCAGAAGGTTATGAAGATTCAGATGATTTTGATAATTGGGATGATGACCTAGAACCTAAAAAGGCTGGTGATAATTCCGAAGATTTAGAAAATACCGATGAAGAACTCAATGATGAAAAAGATGGTAATCATGAAGGTGGCGGTTCTTCACCTGAAGGTCAAAACGACCAACCCATCAAGTCACATACTGACGAAGCCTTCCGTAGAAATGAAAGCAAACTGTTTTCAGATTCCAGCAAATCTTTATACTATGGCAACATTCCAGATTTTGACTTAGAAAAAGTTATCGTACCACACAAACAATTGTGGAAACGATATCGTGATGATGTTACTGAGAGAACATTAAACTGGAGTTCCGATTTCAAAGGTCTTAATCTGAAGAAATTTATGAAACTCCGTAATGATTCTAAAAAGGTTGTTGGTTATTTGGCCAAAGAATTTGAACTGCGTAAAAATGCGGAACAAATGAAACGTGCCTCTGTTGCCAAAACTGGTGAATTGAATATGTCCAAGATTTATGCATATCAGTTAACCGATGACATATTCAAAAAGATGACAATTATTCCTGGTGCTAAGTCACACGGTCTTGTTATGTTCCTTGACTGGTCTGGTTCTATGCATAATCACCTAGAAAATACAGTTAAACAGTTAATCAACTTGGTGATGTTCTGTAAGAAAGTAAACATTCCATATGAAGTATATGCTTTCAGTTCTGAGTATGATGATTGTTATAGACATACACCTAAAGAAGGTGATATTGACACACATCATTTCAAATTGTTGAACCTGTTTTCTAGCAAAATGTCTGCTGCTGAATTTTCATATGCAGGCGCCGCTTTGTGTCAAATGACAGAATATCGCCGTGGTTACAAACCACATTGGTTCAGCCTTGGCGGTACACCATTGACAGAAGCAATTCTTTCTGCTATGAAGATTGTTCCACAGTTCCAAAAAGATTACAAGTTACAAATTGTAAACACCGTATTCTTAACTGATGGTGAAGGTCATTCTTTGAATCAGGTTGTATACAAAGATAGTAATGGCAGAATGACAACAGGAAGTTGCAACAGAGAAGAACCATATGATTACAGAAGAATAAGTAAAGTCATGGTTATCCGTGACCCAATTACTAAGATGCAAGAAAAAGTTGAAAACAACTATGGTCGTCCTTTGACAGCAGCTTACATCAAAATGTTGAAAGCAAGAACAGATTCCAATATTGTTGGTTTCTATGTTCTGGCTGGCCGTGAGTTGAGTCGTGAACTATATCACTTTATGCCAAATGTGCCATCCTATGTGCATGACAAACATAAAGTTGAATTCCGTAAAAACAAATTTATGGTAGTTACATCTGCTGGTTACGATGAGTATTATTTACTCCGTGCAGAAGGCCTAGATACTGATGAGGATGTTGAATTTACTGTTAAAGAAAATGTAACAACCCGTGGTTTGGTTTCCGCATTTAACAAATATGCTGGCAACCGTTTGTCTAATCGTGTAGTTTTAAACCGTTTTGTAGGAATGATAGCATGAAAGATATAGCAACATTTGTTGGTGAAGCCGGCAAG